TCTTGGTGTATCTTTAGTACAGCATTATCAAATGCTTTAATTACTTTAATTTCCCAAGGGAGTACATCGATGTTATACAAGCTAAAGAAAGCATATATATCGCTGAAGCTCAGAGGATTAGCTGACATTCCTGATTGCCTTGAGTTATTAAGCTCAAGGAACCATCCCCAGACTTCATAGAAACATTCAGGTAAGGAATACACCTCTTGAAGCTCTTGTGGCTTCTTTCCTGTTTGTCTCCATACACTTTCAAGGTGATCTCTTTTGGAAACACCTTGTTTGTCTCTTTTGGATAAGCTGAACTCTTGCTTTAAGAATTCAACTGCTTCAGGTAACTCTGTTTCAACAAAAGCGAAATGAGTTCTTGGATTCCTCTGTCACAAGTTCTTGAATCCATGAGTTCTCTTGGTAGAACTTACGTGCTGCTTCTGGAGAGAATGGAATAGCCCCATCATCATTACCAACACCTGACCAACCGATAGTACGCACTACAGCAGCTTCTACAGCAAGTGCTTCAGCTTCTTCCAGTGTGAGTTCTTCTGGTTCACGCTTGCGAGCAATAGCTGCTTGGCGCTTCATGTTGTATTCTTGGTAGAGCTTACGACCATAAGCCTTAACAGAAGGTGCTTGTTCACCACGAACAGTAATCACTGCTCCAGTGTCAACACCATTAGGGAGAACAATCTTCAGTTCAACACCTGCTTCAGCAGTCTTAGAGAGTGAGTTCTGAGCAAAGTTGTACACGACAGTAGTTGCTTGAGATTTAGTAGCCATAGGTTTTTTATATCCTTAGTTGTTTATGATAGTTGGATTATATCACTCTAGGAACTAAATGTCAATTATTTCACTAAAGAACTTAAAAGAACTCCTAAATAGTGTTATAAGGCTATGCTTAGTCTGTAAATACAAGCACTAAAGCATTAGGGCTTGTTTAAACGGTCTATAGCAGCCTTGAGCTAGTCTAGGCTACGTCTGCATTGCTTTAGTGATAACGCTTGATATAACGCCTATCTAATCGCTCTAAGAAGTATCACTATGTGTTGAGTTTGTTGTAGAGGCTACTGAGCAGCTTGTTGATGCTTTATTTAACTTTCTTTTAACTTCCTCTTGGGTTTATGCTTAATTTAATTGACAACATGCACGTACGGTGATACAATACGTAAATGGGTAATAGAAGTGGTAGGCTTTGACGGATGTCTTAGCACAATGCGATTCACACAATCTTCGCTTCACACGAGTAATCATTCTTAGGTCTGCTAAATTGACCAGTAATCCCACACTATCTCCTGATGACGAGTGTTGTCAGTCTGTCAAGTGAAAGGTAATCAAGGTGGCATTCTAATATCTATAGACCTGCTTTGATTGTTATGACAGTATGTTTAGGCAGTCCTATCCGCATATTGGAAGGTTGTGTTAGATGTGAATCCTCTTTTAGGAAGATGGCTTGTACAACGTGTACTTATAGCTGTCCTCCTAAAAGGACTCTCATTTGGCAGAACCTTCCGCAGTATATAACTTAGTAGGTAATTAGTAAGTAACTAAGAAGTATAAAGTAATTAAGTAAAATACAAAGATAGGTAAGAGAATAAGAAGAAGAATAGTTAAAGTAGCTGTAGTCCTTACGGAGTGCATAAGGCTATGAAGTCAATGCCATGCGGACAAGATGTGATATACTTATGTTTTAACTAAAGGATATAGAATGTCAGATGCAGTTGTTTTCATGGTTCTCTTACTTACAGCTATCTCGGTAGTGGCCAGTTCGGTAGGGGTGTTCTTCTTCTTATCCGGGAGTGCTGGAAAACACAAGAGTAAGAAAAACTCAATGTGTAGTTTATTGATACTACTTACGGTACTGGCTTTATATATTAATTGGTCATCACAACAAAGAGACAAAGAATCTTTAAAGAATCAACAAGCCTTGGTAGTGTGGCAATCTGCTGGGTGTCCTGTGTATAGAGCTCAATGTGGTTCATACAAATACCCATATGCTTGTGAAAAGAAAGCAGCCGTAATTGGACGTAATCAAGTAGACAATGTAATTGTTATTGCTTATGGTATCTGTGTTAAATAATAAAAGCCCCTAGGGAGCCACTTGGTTAATACCTTGTAGTCCTCTAGGGGCTTTTCTACGTCTACTGTTTAAGCAGCACTATCCTGTACGACAATAGTTGTCAGCTCTGTAGTCATTCCAGTGCCACCGGCTACATTAAGCAATGCATCGAAGTCGTGCGATCCACTGATACCATCTGCACTATCTGACGTGGTAGCTGTCTTGAATTTACAACGTGGAAGTGACACCGCAATGAAATCAGCAGCGGCAGTATTACCAGTAGTGATAGCAAAAGAGATAGCTACTTCTGTTTCATTAACGAAGATATTACGATAAATATCATCAATAAACCAAACAGCTGCATTACCACTTACGCTTAGTTGACCACTGAATACATCTGCGCTAACGTTACTACCAATCACTCCAGCAGGTGTTAGTGTTTTAGCAATGTTAATAGTCAATCCGGTAAGGACAGCAGCTTGCTCACCATTAACCCACAACACGCCATTAACAGCACTAAGAGCACCAGTAGTAGTCTGTGCAGTAGGTGCTGTAAAGTATTGGCTAGTTCCAGTCAATGCTAGGTCTTTACCTTGTAGAGTTGTGTTACAAGTTGCCAAACCGGTCGAAGGAAGGTTCAGTGCTACAGAAGCAACTTTACAACCTGTGTAAACTTCAGATTGGCTGATATTACTGAAGAATTGCTCCACAGTGAATGAACGATCTGTTTGTGCAGTCTGTGGAATGAAAGTCTGTTTCCCTGGGGTAGAGGCTGTCACATTTGCCACCGGCCCTTCATTAACCATTGTAGAACCATTAAGTGTTACAACAGTCAAAGCTAGAGCGGTTACACCAACAATCATAAGATTCTTGTTGATATTAGCGGCGTTGAGCGTACCAACAGATAATCTTAAAACTGAGCCTACCTTGAAGGAATCAGTAATGAAAGACCCCGTTGCTCTAGTTAGTACATAAGTGCTACCAGAAGTTGTAATTGTCAATGAAAGCGAAGTTGCTGTAGCACCTACTGCGAAGTCCTTACAGAGGATTGCTGCAATCATTTTACTAGCACTACCGGGAGCAAGCTCTTGGTTAATAGTGCCATCCACTTTACGCATTCCGTGGCGCATATCTACTGTTTGACGATCTGTTCTGATTTCGTTTGATTTGTAACTATCCTTCGATAAATTGAAGTCGGAAGTCAATCTCCTCATTACTTGACCACCAGAGGAACCTGCAAGAGTACCCCAAGTAGTTTCTTCTTTAATGATTACTGACTTTGTTACGCCTGTTGCAATTGTCATAGATATTTCCTTATTATTTATAAAACCAAAAGCATATATTATGCTTGTACTTACTGATAACACCTAAGTGCTACACCTTAACCGCACTGATAAGCCAATCTGCCTTCAGTGTCTTATTCTTTCTTCACTGCTAATTCATAACCAGCACTAAGCCTTAAACACTCCTAGGGCTTTAAACTTATTTAAAGACCCCCGCACTGTAGTTAATCACTACCACAACAACATACCTATCTCCGATAACACTACCACTTGAGATACTTGGTGTTTTCATAATATTCACATCAATCCCAGCATTACTATAAGTATTACCTCTCTTGAAGTAATCTCTTAGTTGTACTGCTTTAAGCATACAAGCTGAAGTACCTGTATTACTTGGATAGCTCAAGAACACCTGAAGTTCTCCGACTTCTCTATAATAACCAGACCCTACAGTCTGATTATCTGGTGCTCTTGGGACTATTTGAATATCCTGATAAGGAGTGTTTGCTTGTGGAGTGAACTCTACGTTTTCATAAGCTGTACTGAAGCTAGGATCAAGAGCTTTGATAGCTTTCTCAAGAGCTACTTTAATTCTAGGTAAAGCCATAAGTACCTCACTTTCTTGTTAGTTACTTGTTTATTTCTAATCTTTGTGCAGAAGGGATTAGATTTGTCAATTACTGAGCCGACACGCATAGGTTAGACACAAGCAAATCACCCTTGAACTTCGAGAACACACAATACGCCTTTGCTGTTCTCGCGCCTGGTGGCACTGAGAATGGGAAAGGCGATGTAGAAATAAACCGAGCGGCACCCTCCCCAAAGTTCCCGGCGCTTGAGTCGGCAAACACGTTGCCAATTGCCGTAGCCAGCGTCTTGGTTGAGAGCACGGAGCCATCTTGGCGCAAAAACTGGACACCAACCTCAAGGGCTGGATCACCAGCAGCCGCACCAGTAAGATCGAGTCCCGACAAACTGACAGCTGCGCTTGTAAACAAAAGTCCACCCGGGTGGACAGGAAACGAAACCTTGCTTGACAACACCGCGTAACTGCCGACAAGGGCTGTAGATGTAATTTTTAGGACATTTCGCCCGCCGTGGGTAATGACAGACGAACCACTCACATTCCCGCTATCCGGCAGACTCCAGCCCGTTAGCGCGGCCATTGCAGTACCCGCAGCGTTTTCCGCAAAGTTGTGGTCATCGTTTGCGATTGACTCAATCAACAGTGGATTGAACGAGTAAGACCTGTGCCCTGTCACCTTCAGCAAGTTCTTTCCGCTTGCTGCGACTGAGCCACCCGACAAGCGCGGATAATCCGTGATCGGTGGCTTCGTATAGAGGATCGGTGCATTGTCAATATGCACCTCAACACCCTCCGACCCTGAGAAATTGAATAAGTCCCTCGAAGGACTGGCGTGATACGCCGCCGTTGCGTTGAACGGTGTTGGGAGAATCGTGCCGCCATTGATTTCGACAAAGAAGTTTTCGCCGAAAGACTGCCAATCAACCAAGTACCCATCAACACCCTCCATGTGGGACTCGTTGAAGCTAACTTTTGCGTATGTTGCGCCACTTTTGCAGCACAACAACGTGTGAAAGAAATCAAAGGAGCAGTCATTGAAGGACAGATTAAACGTGTCGCAAGCATGGGTAACAAGCGCCCCAGTGACTCCCGTTTGTGCGAACACACAAGACCGAAAGGACATTCTTTCGCCTGAGTTTGACACTGCGCCCGATGGAGTTTTGATGCCGTTGAAATTGCGTTCAAACCTGCATGTCTCGGCGTGAAACAGGTAAGTGTCGTACTTCCTGAACTCTAGCGCCGTCCCCCATCCTGTCACACTCAAATTTGACAAGCCGACTTCTCGGCAAATCGACAGGCCAGCAGACGCATTGCCGATTGTGATAGCCACAGCAGTTGACACCTCACGCCCCGGCCCTGCGATGTGTATCGTTCCCGCTGGAGCTGATAGGACGTGACCTGTAAAACCGTAGCTATCAGAGGCAGGACCGCCAGCATAGCCTGATATTGATATACCACCGACGCCCGCCCCGGCTGTACTGAAGTCAAGGGTGAACGATCCTTCAGCGACAAATTTGACATTGGGCGCAAAGACCACGCCAGTCAGCATTTTGAAAACGGCGGACTGGACCCGAATACTTGGCAAGCCGTCGAACGTACCGCGCTCGGCTGCAAGGCTTACTAAGTGGTCGTTCGCAGCCTGAAACACAGCCGACCAGCATCCATTTACATCAGGAGAGCCAAAGGAATTCAATGACAGGCTGCTGTCCATGTAAATACGGGCGCCGCCTGTTAAAAATTCAACCCCCCCGGTGACAGGATTAGTCTGAGCCGTTACAGCATCCGTAATATTAAACTTGTTCGTAGTACCATCACTGTACTCTACAGTTGTATTACCGCCAACATCCACACTGTACTCAGTTACTGTTTTTGTCATTTATTTATTCCTTTGTTGTTATCTACTCTAATCAGCATCAAGTACCTGCTGTAAATTAATCTTATAAACAGCTTTGATATGTTCCATAACTGGCTTTAGCATTCCTTGTGGTGCTTGCTGCGAGTAACCATTTTCAAGTTGCTTGATGTAATCTAAGGTGTTATTAATATAAATACTATCACCTAGCTTGAATGACTGGACATTACCAATAGCACTACCAAGTGCTTCAGAGCCTTGTCTGTCATCGTAAAAGATAGCCCCTTTAGAAGCACTAGAACCCACTTGAACAGTCCAAGAACCCTTGGCTAGACCTGCTTGTATCTCATAACCTTTAGTAGCCTTACGGTACTCATATAATCCTCTATATCTGTCCACATCACCATAAGGTGTTACCTCGATAGCACTTTGAGCTACTACAAAAGAAAGCCTCTTTGAAAGCTTAATGAACTTCTGCTCTAGTTGTTGTTTGTACTTCTCAAGAGAGGCTTCAGTGGCTTTTGTATTTACTGATACAGACATACAACTAGAAGCTATATCCAAGCGATAAATTAGTAGTCCAACCTGTCCATACTGGAATCCATTCATCACCGTTTACATTAACTCTCCAAGTACTCAAGTGCAATGACCAAGGTTCTTTTGTGTAACTTAAACCAAGCATAGGGCCAATTTGAATATCTTCTTTGTGGTTTACTTCTAGATAAACTGGTTGACAATCTCTACAGCTAATGTAATCAGGAATCTTCATGCTCCAGCTTGGCTTATAAGCATATACACCAGCTTCTACTGCCCAAGGGCCACTGTGGTACTTAGCCGCTCCAAAGACACCTTGAACATCACCTTTACCGTACCATGTACTCAAAGGCCAACAAGTGCCGTCACAACCTTTTAAATCTGGACTGTAGCCATCATCACCGGGTGATGTATTGTCCTTAGCAGTTGCTTTAGCATAAGAGCTAACACCGCCTAGTTTCATGTAGCCAAAGCCGTAAGAAACATTATCCTTTGGCTTTGTGTCGTACCTGATACCTACACTGTTAGTATTGAGTTTTAGCTCATAAGGAAAGGCTTCTTGATACCATATTCCATCACCTTGCTTCTGGTACTTTGATACACCAGTCAAAACAGTTACTTTACCTTCGTAGAGCTTAGGTACTTCATCTTCTTGTGCTAAACAGTTAAAACTGAAAGTAATAAACAAAGCTACTACAAAGTACTTCAATTTATTTAAATAATTAATCATCCATTGCCTTTACTTGATGCAAGCTAATTTATACAAGAAAACACCACCATAAGCACTATGCTCTTGAATCTGTTGTACTTTGTAAATATCACTACCTTGTTGGATTTGATCTTCTACTTCAGGAGTAAAACCTAACTCATAACCACTCAACAGAAACAAAGCAGCATCTTTACTTATCAAGCTAGGATAATGAAACTGAGTAGCTTTTAAATGTTGCTTATAAGCTTTAGTTGAGTAGCTAGTTAAAGTCTTAGTAGCTACTGAAGTTTCTACATCGTAAACACTAGCTACCTTAGAGTAAGTACAAGCTAGACCGTGAGTATTAATAGCTCTTATTGTTGCTCTTTCTGCTGGTGTCATAAGAGCCTTGATGGATAGCTTAGGTTAGTAAATGGAGTATCAAACTGAGATGCTGTTGTACAACCTAAGAATGGACTCCAAGCAGCTACATTGTCTGAGTTTAAGTTATTGTTGTTGATGTCACTAACAGAGATACCACTAGCATAACCTTGTACATTCTGATAGACAGGGTTAAGGCTAGGGTCTTTCAGGAATAACTGTAAAGCTGCTATATAAGTTGCTGAAGTCTTACTGGACTTAGTGCTAAAAATGTCAACGCTTTCGTCTGATCTGACACTTAACATCATAAGTACAGCTCTAGCACAATCAATAGCTGCTCTGTTAGTGCTGTTGTTATTCTTACTTAGATAATATTCTATGACACTATCAGTTAGAAATGGTAACGCAGGATCAAAGTCTCCAATCATCAACCTAATGTCTTGTACTTGTGTGATACTCATTGTTGTCCTTAAGCTAAAGTGCTATCTACTTGTACTTGAGTAATATCACCACTACCAGTAAACCCCGGCATAACTACTTGTGGTTGCATCTTGTAAGTACCTGATTCATTGAAGTCACCATTTACTGAAATGTATTTCAATACTGTAGTACCTTCTAATGTAGCTACCCAAGTAGCACTAACTCCACTTGGTTTCTTTACTTTAATTACAAGTGAAGTAGCTGTTGTTATATCAGTTAAAGTATCAAGCCTAACAATAGTACCTGTATCTCCTGTGTAAATCATATTACTACCTTTAATCTGTGTTTGTAAATGTTGTTGTAGTTGTACTTTATTAACAGAACTAAAAGATACATACAACTTAGTAACACTTTGTATTACTTCATTTTCTTGCATACATACCTTACTTTAGTTTGTTAATTGAGTTATACACAGTCTGTACTTTTGTTTTATAAATACTACCTAGCTTTAGCTCAGTTGTTTTGTTTGTGTACTTTCTGATTAAGTCAAATGTACTTGATTCAGGTACTATATTTGATACTTCAGTAATACCTTCACAACCATATATCAAAGCAAGTGCTTCAGCAATAATACTCAAGTTGTTTATGCTTGATACAGCATTAAGTGCTTGAAGGTTAGTTACTGAGCTTCCAGATAATACCAAGTTATTGATTTGTGTATCACTTGATATACTTTGTAGACTAAATGATACGTTTACGATACCACTAGCGTGTAATACACCAACAGAAGTAACTGAGTTAACACCTTGGAATACCTTATTAGCACTAGCCGTTTGTGTTGTATTACCTACGGCACTTGTTGAGCTTGTACTAGTTAATGCAACAACAGAAGTACCAGAAGAAAACACAGAGCTTAGAACTGAACTAGCAGAAATACCTATCAATGCTACATTAGCTCCAACAGAGGACTCCGCAGTAGCTTGGATCAGTCCAACATTAGAACTACTATTGCTACCTTGAAGTAATACAAAGGCTGTAGCTGCATTAAGTAAGTTACCAGTACCTGATGTACCAAGTACTGTTCCAATGCTGCTGTAGGCACTTCCTAGTGCATTTAAAGTACCTAAGCTTGTTACAGCTTGAGTTCCAAGTACATTGACTACCGAAGTACCGCTTAAAGATAATCCTTGTATCTGTGTAGCACCTAGACTGCCAACTAAAGAGGTAACACTTGAAGCACTTGTACTTATACTTCCAACAGACTGACTAGCTTGTGTACTTGGTAATGCTTTAGTAGCTGTACCAGAAGCATTCAATGGCTGTGTGCTTGTACTAGCTTGAGAGGAGATCAGTGTTGTGCTGGTATTTGCACTAGCTGTAATACTGCCTAAACCAGATGAACTTTGTAGACCAGTTAGAGATTTAACAGCATTACCTGTTAAGATAAGTTCACTTACTTGTGAAGTACCTTGTACTCCGTTAAGTTGTACTTCAGCAGACCCTGTTGAGCTTGCTGTAATTACACCTACACTTGTTGCACAATGACTGCTTTGCAATACCACAATAGCACTACTATACAGTACAAACTGATTTACGCTTGATTGCGCTTGTATTGTGCTAAGTTGTACTGATGAATTACCAAAAGGTAATACAGTATTAATACTCGTTGTATCATTAATACCAGTAAGTACAACCTGTGAATCTCCCCTAATAACTTGTAAGCCAATCTGTGTGCTTGAGCTTACACTACCTAGTGATACGTTAGTATCCACTCCAATATCTTGTTGCACATTAACAACATCGGTATCAAACCAAGCTGCTTGCTGTAAGTCAGCATCAAACCAAGCATCTGATCTTAGTTCCCCGTCAAATAAGCCAAGGAACACCATAACTACACCACTGGCTCAGTAAACTTCACTCCATCATAAATCCAACCGATATCTTCATTACTTTGTTGCTCTGTGAAGGTATGCTCTGGAAACATTTCAGTCAAAGTCTGCAATTGGTCTGGAGTTATTGTTACAGCTATATCTACTACATTGTTTATTACTCCAATTATCAACATCTATTTCTCCATTACAGCAAGACCACCAGAAAAGAACGTAGCAGTTGTTGCACTACAAAGAATATTATGTAAAAGACAAGTACCGTTATATAATCTAATACCGGGAGAGCCAATTGTCTTCGGCGTGCTTACATTCACAATGGCAGTCCCAATCGTGGCTATATCCCTACAAATCATTAATGAAACAGCCCCTGTTAGTAGTGTCGTAGTGAGCGTAATACCTTGTATGCTTTGTACTCCTGTATCACCAGCATCAAGTTGAAACCAGCACATAGCCCCAATATTTGCACCAACGGGTAGTTGTGAACCTGCTATAGCTGATAGTCTAGCTGTACGGGAACCAGTTCCTTTGCTGTTCGTGTACGTTACAGTAATGCCTGCATTAGCAGCAGCATTTGTAGATACAGTTGTTACCAACAAAGCAATAGTACAACCCTCACCAGCAGTAGCTCCATTAACATCCCTTGCTGGTAATGTTGGGGTTGTTATTGCTTGAAGAGTAGTTGTTGTAACCGCAATACCACTATTTACCCAAAGAACATCAAAGAAGTCATTCGTATGATTAACACTTGATGCCATTTCTAAGGCTGTTAAATAATTAGCCCCAGTGGCTGCATTAGCAATTGGAATACAACCGTAGTCCGCCGCAGCTGTTCCATTAGTTATTCTTCCATTTATACCGGGTGCACCAACAGCCCATGCACCGGGATAGCCTGCATCTTTTGATGTGCAGTACCAAACACCAGCAGCATCTGTCACTGTTGATGTCTTCATGAACGGAATATTTCTACCTCCATAGTTACCAAGCCCCGCTGCTGGATATTCAGCCCCTTGACTGTCTCTATGTACCCATGATCCGTCTTCTCCGTAACCTAGATTCTCACCGGGTAAGAGTACAAAAGACATAAGTTCTACGGCGACAACACCATCAAAGTGCTCAATACTAACAGTACAAGAAGTTCCAGTGCTGTTATTTGTGCAGTAAATAGCTTTAACATTCCTTTGAGTAGAGATAGGCGGCGAGCTAACTATACTAGTAGTAGTAGCGGTAGTGATTAAAGTGTTGGTTCTGCCGGGTGTAATACTTGTTCCGCTTACATCCATGTAACTCGTATGAACTTCAATTGTAGTCGTAGCAACACTTGTTGTAAGCCGAACTATATCAGCTACAGATGTAAGAAGTAACATTAAGCAATACGGATTAGAGAGGTGGCATCACCAACAGCAGGCATAGTAGCTGTGAACGTACCAGCAGTGCTTGTGATAGTCCCACCAAAGTCAAACACAGCAACAGTCTTATTGGACTTGCTTGAGTTATAAATAATACCCCCAGTAGCACTAATAGTAGCTGTACTCCAAGAAGGTGTAGTAAAGTCCAAACGAGCAACTGAACCAGTTTCAGTGACTGAGAAGCCTGCTAGAGTAGCTCCACCAGAGGTGTAGCCAGTGCCAACAACCTCGTCAGTACCTAAGTTAGATGCTGTAGGTGATCCAGTACCGGGAGTGCCTACATTAAGAGTACCAGCACCATAAGTACCAGCAGCGCCTGCTTTGATTAGTGCAATTTTGTACACATCAGCAGATGCATGAGTACCACTTAGGATTTCAGCTTTGTAAGAATTACAGAGTGCAGTTGTATTTGCCATTTAGTTCCTTTTGTTTGGATAAACTTTATTACACAAGGTACTGTTTAAAATACCTTGTAGAATTAATTTAAGTACCGTGTCTTGTTGTGTAGCCAGCGCCATTAGCGTTTAGTTCTTCAATCATCTTCGCTCTGTACTCACAGGCTAATCGGAATGCTTCTGCTTCTCCGAGTTTGTCAATACTAAAATGAGAGTACTTGACTGCAACCTTTCCGTTTGGGTTTGTTGTTTGGCATCTTGCAACATAATAATTATTGTTGGATTTGTTTACACAACGAGTAACACCAGTCACCCCTGTCTTGTTTGTCGAGGCTATTTTCATGTTCGTTCTATTGAGTTTATTAGGAACAAGCCTTAGATTGCTAATACAGTTATTTAGTGGATTACCATCTTTATGGTCTATAACAAGTTCTTCATCTAGAGTACCACTAATTAACTTCCATACTATTCTGTGCGCTTTATAAATCTTCCCTTTATAGCCTATCAACCAACACTTTGGTACAGTTTTAAGACTATCACAGTAAGATGCACAGCCAGCGTATTTATAGTTTCTTGTCTTTGATCTTGACCTATTACTTAGGCCTGCTTCTTTCCAGACTAATCCACTAGGACTCTCTTCTGAGTACTCTATTATACTTTCCCAGTCAACACTCGAATAATCCATAAATCTCCTTTAAGATTCGTTATAGGTCACAGCTATCTAGCAAAGGAACTAGAGACACCTGCATGTGTATTCACTGTGGTAAAACTTGGTTGCAGCCAAGTATGCAAGATTAGATTATAGCATAGGATACTCAATAATAGAATACCCTACAATATAAAGCCTAAATTAATAGGCTATTACATTAATTGCTTGTAGTACACTTAATTACAGTTTGTGGACGGCGAACCAAGTGAAGCGCGTTATGTTCTGACTGAATCAAGATACCTTCATCGCGTGGGTCGCGATACTGGAATGCGTATGCTTCCATACCAACAGTACCAACTAGAGACATCTTATTAGCAGGAGAGAAATAAGAGATAAAGGAATCAGAAGTACCCTGTGGCACAAGGTATGCCTCACCAACGGGAATTAGGCGAGTACCATTGTAAGAACCACGATATTCAATCCAGTCCACACCTGCATAGCTGAACTTGCGATACAGCGTAGAGTTTCCACCCAAACGAGTACGCAGAGGGTCTTGCAAGGATGCAAAATAACGATAGGCATCTTTAACAGTTGCGTGGGCGATCAGCTTTGCAAAGAACTCAGGAGATGCCAAACCAACCATACCGCTGATAGAATCACCAGACAATGAATTATCCTGTGCGTGAGCGATGCCTTCTTCAGTCTTAGCAACAACATCAGTTGTAGCGGTTCCTAGAACGAAGTCAATTGATTTCTGAGTAACACCAAATGATGTGTAGTAGTTGCCAGTAACTGTACCGTTAGGGCTGTACACAGCACCATTGGTTAGTGCATAAGCACGAGCAGCCTCTAGAGTCACAGCGTGGTTCTTACGAATACGTAATAGTTTACGAGCAACAGCTTCAGACTCAGTATCCTGACGATCAGCGCCATAAGCCCGCTTACCAACTAAGTCTTCTGGAGACAAGCTATCATCCAGTGGGAAGTGCGGGATGCTAAACGCTTGGATAGTCCGGTTATCTTGTTTGTTCTGGAGATTACGTGCGCCACGAACCATATCACCAATAACACTCAAAGTACCTTCTTGAACTTCAACATTAATAGTATGTTGAGTAACACCTTCAGTGCGGAAGATGTTTAGCTCATTAATTAAGCCCCACGAGTTGGGAATGATTGAAAGTGGCTCGGTAAGGTCGGTTACAGCAAATGCATTATCAAAACTGCGAATAGTAGTCATTCTTTTTATCCTTTATTATTTATTAAACAGCGTCATCAACTTGAATACCCTTAGCCTCAAGGCTAGCGTAGACAACGGCTTTTTCAGCGTCAAGGTTGTAAGAAGCATCTAGAATCAAACCAGCTTTAGAAATAACAGCAGGGCCTTTCAGAAGCACTAGAACCTTAGTATCAGTGGTAGCTGGAATTACTGTTTCACGAATCACAATAGCATCTACAACAGCAGAACCATCAACAGCAGTTTGAATAGCAGCGAGGTACTTTCCGTCAGCAGTTACCTTACCAAGTGCTGTACCAATTTTAAAGGTAGCAGCAGGACCATTAACAGTTACAACAGCACGTGTGTAACCGGATTCAGGCCAAAGTTCTTGCTTAACTACGTTAGAAAAGCGAGGAGTATCAGTTGCGAGCAAAGTCATATTTTTCCTTTATTATTTTATTTAGCAGCTACAAGAGCTTTAACAGATTTAGTCAGAGCGGACTCCGTGGGTTTATCAGAATCAGAGCTTTGCAAGCCCTTTTCTACAAACATCTCACCGGATACAACAGCGGTTTGCATTGCTTGAATGGCTGCTAGGAAAGCTCCAAAGTCATCTTCGGATTCCAACTCAAGGCAAGCCTTAACGATTGCAGCTTGATGATCTACATTCTTTACAATAGCTTGTACTCGTGCAGTCTTGGACTTCACAATAGCTTGTACTTCAGCTTCTTTGAAAGCAGTAATCTGATCAAGAGCTTTCTTGAGTTCAACTTTCTGGCTATCAAGAGCCTTCATCACTTCGGCTAACTCAGTAGCTTCAGTATTAACTTCGACTTCAACAGTCATTGGTTCTCCTTTAGTTTCTTTTTGGGATGGTTTGGTTTTCTTAGTGATAGGCTTTGCTTGAATAGCTTGCTTAAACACACCTTCAAGCATTGCTTGATCTTCAAGTAGTTGGATGTACTCAACTTCACTTAACTTTTGTAGTTGTTCAACTACGTTACCTTTTTGCAAGCTCTTTAGAATAGTAAAAGAAGCTACTTGGTCATCGATATAGCTAGTGCTGCTCCAAGGGTCTTCTGTTGCAGCAGGAGGTACATAGCCCATTAGTTGTGCAAGCACTTGAGAGTCTGTGTAGTACAGTCCAAAGAACTTCTGAAGGAACTCTGGAATATCAAGAGTAACTTGAATCTGTTGAGCTTTTAGGATAGTCTCTTTGGAGAATCCAGCAGCCTTAAGCACAAGTTGAAAATCTGAACCATGTGCTGGTCCACCTTGGTCTTTATGCACAAGAGCAATATGGGATGTATCATCAGAGAAGTCAATCCCTGAGAGTTTGCGTTTTGCTTTACGCTGGATAGGTTCTTTTGTATCTGTCATAGTTATCCTTTATTTAGTCTAGTTCTTCTACACTGGCTTTAGCTCCAATGGATAAACCAGTAATCTCTTCATCTTTAATCATTTGCCACACTACATCAGAGTGAACTTGTAAAGTCATTAACCACGTTCCTTTTAGGATTGCGTGTTCATTAAGAACCATATCAACAGGAGCTAAATATGATTCAAGAATTGAAAATGAATCCGTCATTACTTCATGGAACAGATTAGTGTTCATTAATGAATTAGCAAAAGACTGGTGTGCTTTGCGAATCTCTTCAAGTGTTGTTTCATCACCATGAAGATCAACACCTTCCTGCATAGCTACATAAGTAACTTGCATGAGTTCCTCATTTAGTGCCTTAGCGATATTTTTAATAATCATTGAGTCCCTTGACAACAGTGGGTAAACCAACTACTACATGAGTAATACAAGCATTGCACTCGTACAACGTGAACATATCAAGGTTAGCTAGAGCGATATTTCTCAATGAGCCTACTCGTTCTGTGTAGTAGTTGGTTTGATCTTGTATGCTTGATAAACTGCTTATAGTTATTTTATATCAAGACATAACAAACAATAGTTGTATTATATCATTTGTTATGTTTGTTGTCAATTAAATTAAACAGTCAAGGCTGTTAAGTTCAATAATATTGAATGATTAAAGCTGTTTAAGGTTGTATCAAGCAGTGTTAAGCAGTGTTATCAAGGTTATTGCTTGAATTATCAGCACCACTAATAGATAAGCTAGTACCTTCACCAACAGTATTCATACCAGAACCTGATTTAGATGTAAAGTTAGGCAGGTATTCCATTTGTGGCTCTAAGTCATCTGGTAATTCATCAACACCAACTGCTCTACGTGCTCTATTAAGAACTGCACGATCTAGTTCAATACATGAGGTGCTTGAAAGTCTCTGGAGTCCTTTAGAGAGTGTTTCTAAGTCTTCAGCTTCTAGGTTAGTTGCATAGACTTTACATCTACGAGATGAATCCCAGTTATTGAGTTCATAAGTCTGTTTAACTAAATCATCATTAATAACTTGAAGCAAAGTCTTAACCATGTTTTCCAAATATGAACCAACCAATGAGTTCTTAATAGCACCTAAAGCAAAGCTACCTGTAGCTGATTGACCCATGATTAAAATATCAGCAGACATTGCTGTGTAAATAGCATTCATGTAATAGGTCTTAGCTTTATCAATATCATGGCTCTTTTGGCCTGCTGAATTAAGAAGTTCTAAGCTAAACAGTGGTTGTTTGTTTTCATCAAAAGCTGTTGGAAGAATTAAACCTGATTGCTGATTAGTCTGCATATTACGAAGTACATTCTTGTAGTAATCATAAATCTGCTTCTGTTCAGGTGTAGCGTCATTGGACATATACTGTGGTGGAATCTTTAGGACAGGTAAGCCCTTTAAATCTCTAGCAATACCATGTGCTTCAAGCTGCTCTAGCTCAGTAAGGTATCTCCAAGAGATGTAAGCATCTCTCAAAGGGGATGCACCAGTAGGCACACCTCTATGCTTACCAACACGAAACAACATAGCCTTACCATTAGGCCCAAGAGACAGCCTAGGCATGTCTGTACGCCCTTGGTAGCGTCCGTAGGTGTCTCCACTAGGGAATGCTTGTTCAACGCCTGTAATGTCGTTACCATCTTGCGAGAACAAGAATCTATTGATAGTCTCTTGATTGCGTAAAGGTAGTTTCTTCCAGCCTACTTTGCCATCAGAGTACATTGAGCCGTACTCTGGTAAGCGCAATCGGAATACTTTCTCGTGTACACTAAAGCCGAACTGATTAGCACTAGCAGCATCCCTAACAAAGTCACTAAAGGAGTGTTCCATATCATCTAAGCATTCACGAATGAACTGAGTCTGAGATAGCTCTTTCTTAGTGGGATTATCAGGTGCTTGTACCTTCCATTCGCATTTACCTAGTTGAGCATCAAACAATGATAGAGGTGCTGCAATAGCAGGGTGCATACTCATTTGCTTGAATACTTTTACAGAATTTGGAAAAACAAGCTCACGTTTTACTTCATCTTGAGAGATACCGTTGAAGATGTTCCAACCTTGATAGCCTTGTTCGTCTAAACTAAAAGGTAATGTTTGGTCTTGTTTAGGGACAGCGGCCCCGCCGGTGGCGATGCCTTTAGGGACAGGGATAGAGGGTTTCTTGGTTGCCATAGGCAGTTCCTTTTAGGTAGATAGGTAAGAGCTATGGACTATCGGAAGTGATAGGGTAAAGCTAATGTGGAGATAGGGAGGTAGACCAGAGAGGGTCAGGAGAAAGAGAAAGCGGGGGCAGTGGAGAGGTCGGGGAGGGTGAAGGCTGGGATTTCTATAGTTCTGTTTAGTTGATAATAAGCATCACTACAACCATCCGCTTGATCATCATGATATTTAGCAGTAAAGTCCATGTTCTCTAATTCAACAAAGAAACTCTCATTCCATTCTGCCCTTACTACATTAACAAATTTAGCTTCAGCAGCACTAGCGAAAGGAAGGAACCTTTGTAGTTTCCCTTTTTCTGGTCTAATAAGCTTGACGTAGAAACCTTGCTCACTTAACCTACGCGCTAAATCTCTACAATAAGCTCCAGCAGTAGCTCCCGGGTCGAGTGGAATAGTAATAGTTACATCTGGTGTGTCATTGTGTGCTGTTTCAAAGATTAACTTCTCTACCTCGTGAATCCTATTCCGCATAAGTTGAACGTTCTCAACCGTCACAACACCACTTCTATCTCTACTCATTAATACACCAGCAGTAGCATCTGGAGATGGTCTAACCTCACTAGGGAGTGTTGATGCTAAGTCCCAGCTTCTTACACGCTTTGTAGCATGCACACTAGGGTAGTCTACAAGTGTTACCCAATCACGTTTAAAGTACCCACTAGCGCTCTCACGCGCATGCCATGAGCCCAGAAGTAGCCGCTCCATTTCAATTCTTGGAAGTGCTTTAAGAGTGGAGATGTAATCCCTGTTAAGGGCCATGCCGATTGGGTTATCAAGGATAGTACCCGGGACGAACTTAAAGCTCTTTATACCTGCTTCTGGAGATGTACCAAACAATGATTGTGCTTCAGATAAGGTGTCAAACCATTGCATCCCTGCTTGGGTTCTAACAAAGTAGCGCTCGTCATATTTATCCTTGCGAATAGGAATACCACGTTCATCTAATGCAAACTCTACCCACTCTCTTAACCAGCAATCTGCGTCTGGATTGCAACTAGCAACAATTCTTAAGGGGTAATCAACTATTGTGGAACGGAGGCGCGAAGCAGCGTATAGAACGTTATCTATACTTAGCTGTTGGCACTCGTCTAGCATAATATGTGAAAATTCTTTCCCCTGTAAATTCATCCTATCAGCAGGTTTATCTAAGTAGGTGAATTGAATGGTAGCTCCAGAACTGAACTGGAGAATCATATCCCTTGAACGAATCTTCAGTTTAGGGTCAACCTTTGAGTAAAGCTGAATAGCAGCATCAAAGAGAGAACCAGCACCAGTGATCTGTTTAGTTGTTTTACGAATACAAATAGCTCTTGTACCGGGGTGATGACAAATAGGGAGAAAAGAGCCAAGTAAACACATTGACTTGCCAGCAAATACCGCACCGCCGTACAATGTGAAAAAGCTCGTGCTAAGTAGAAACTCAGATTGAGCATTTGAAGCAGGAGCAAATACGATTTCAGTTTTAGTCGGTAATTTCTTTATTGTTTTTGTTTTTCTAGTTACCATTTAACTCCTTACTATTAACTATACTTTATTCAGTATCATCATTTTTAATCATTCTCAAAGAGAAACTAGGCTGATTCTCCTCCTGAATCATTTCTGCTTCATCATCTGCTAAATCATCCTTGCCATAAGCATCATTAAGCACGCTTCTATACAGCCCTGTTAGCATCGCAGCAGCTTTCAGCACGTTCTGCGAACTAGAGCCTTCATTTTGAATTACTTTCATTGCTGCTGTAATACTCACTGACTGCAATGGGCGTAGCTTACGAAGCAACTCAACGGTGTACTTCTCACGTAAGCTACGATTAGTTGGCTTGTCTGTCTTAGCAATCCTGCCTAGCTTGTTAATCGCACTATCGAGTTCACCGTTATTATCTTTTCTTGCTTTGAATACTATGATATTCCCCTTAGTCTGTTTATTTATACATATACACAAAACATCATCTTAGATAACATCTATGTATTAAATTAATATGTCGTGATCTGTCGCAATACATTTGTATTGTCGTGATATGTTTTTGTGTTATTGCTGGTTACGGCTCCAGCTTTGTATGATCCGACTCAGGCAAGCCAAAGGCTTCGCCGTTGTCTCAACAAGCGGGACTAGCCTATACTTGTGTTCGTACAAACGATTCTAAGGTGCAACACAGTTGTGCCGACCTTTACCAGCAAGCAAAACACCACAAGTAATAACCCATAAAGCAGCCTAGTAGCTCTTAGCACTACTGCTTACTTCAGGATAACTCATGGCAAATGCTTGTTGATTTATTTGGTGCGAGCTACCTGCAAGAATTGAACTTGCACTCTAAGTAAAGACTTAGGTTCTACCTTTAGGCTTGATGTTTTGCCAGCTTAAACTAAGGTAGCTCTAGCAGTTTACTGTCTTGCTTAGGACTTACTTAACAAACTACTTAATCTTCCTTGTACCCACTGATAGTATCATAGTCATGTACTCTTGTCTTCCCGCTTGGATTAACAAGCACTTCTAGATCAGCTTCAATGTCATACACACTGAATGAATTAAGCTCGTATGCTTTGTCATTGCACTCTCTACAGATTAAGTTTTTACGCTGTTTAGCGTACTTCAGTGGTGTATTACATTGCTTGCAATATTTAGCTGGTTGGGCGGTTGGTTTAGTCATTGGAAATTCTTTTGTTCTTATTATTTTAGTTATGGTCTTGTTTGGTATGCCTAGACAGACTCGAACTGCCGACCTACAGGGTAGAAACCTGCTGCTCTAAATCCACTGAGCTATAGGCACTTAATTTGTACTGGTTACTATATTCCAGTGTAGCTACCGTCCATTGCTAGACCCTACTCACCATATTAATAAAGCAAGTGCTACAGAATAAGTAGGCTCACCGTATTAAGGTGTGGAAGTTGGCTTGTCATGGTCCGTGTGGAATTCAGTGCTTCCATTCACCCGCGCTTCGATCATCTTGAAGACGACTTCGTACTCAGGCCAGTCTCTCTCCACCACAACACATTCCACAGGCAATTTGCCACGTATCAATCGGTTCTCTTCGATGAGGCCTGCAATATACGCAAGGCTTCTTTGCTCTTCCGCTGGCAGATGCGGAACGTCGCTACGTTTAATGACAAGGTAGCGGTCTTCCCGTTTGAATTTACTCATTTCATTAACTCACTTTCTACACGTTTTTCCGTTTTAAGAACATTTACCTGCAAGGTGGTTTCAACACGATATTCCGCAGAGCCAATCAGTATAACAAAGTGCAAGCTCTGTTTTTCTATAAAATGTAATCAGACTGGGCTTGATACCAGTTTATTGCATATTGGCTATGCAACTACCTACCAGACAGATGCACCCATTTTTAACGAGTCGGTTAAACCTCTTATGTTGACTTCAGGTAGGTTAAGCACCCTAAACTCCGTTGCATCATCCTTGCTTAGTGTGTCCTTCCACACCGCTGATTATATCTTAATCTCTTATTTCATTTGTGTATTATATCATTACTTACACAAAATAGCAATACACAAACAATAGCTTGTACTTCAGCTTAGTCCAAATAGAAATACTTAGATACTACTTTAGTAAACTTAACCTTCAGTTTTATAAGCTCTCTCTTTGCTACAACAACATCAAAGATTACTTTGCGTACACGCATACCGTTCTCATTGTATGTCAAGATATAACTATGCTTATCATGTGGGTGGGGCTTTAGCTTTATGTTAGATAAGTTCCTTAGTGCTTGAGTAGCTTCTTTGTACTCTTCAGCACTGACTAAGCCTAAGTTATTAGCTTTTAAGTTAGTCATATCTAAATCTTTAAAGAGTATCTTGTGATTACTTGGAATAACACATGAGTTAAATATCTCATAAGCAATTACACAAGCTCTCACATACCTTAGCTTCTTCTCATGTCCATAAAGGATGTATCCGTTGTCATTAGGATAAACCTCTCTGAGTTCACAACCTTCTTTCTTTAGCATGAAACTACCCTGTACAGGGTCATACGTGATGAAGTCTTTGTGGTTGTGTTTAACCTGTGGTTTAGTCATACTTTAAAAGTAACGTAACCAAGTAACGTTAACATGACAAAAACTATCCCAACTGCTGTTAGTAATCCAGTGATAAAGTTAAGAGTAAATGTAAGAGCTAACAACACTAAATAGTACATCTTATCCTTATAACTTCTCTTTATATCTTCTTTCATTTGTTTATTCTTTCTTTAATCTTATGATTACTAAGTTAACTACTATAGTATTACTAATTACTTAGGTATTAAATATATTCTCTAGGAAAATCAGAAGTCAGAAATCCCTTTAGAGGTCAAGCAACAGATTAGTTCTGCCTTGTTCCTTAATGGGTTAAGACTTCAGTTTCCTAAGAACAATGTTCTCTGAGGTTCCTGCTACCGTTCCATTCACAACAGGAACCCGAAGGTTATGCCGTAGTGAACTCCTTTGCATTCGGTAGACTGTAGTTTTGTGCTACAGCATTTGTTAGCTGGGATTATCCGAGAGTTTAGCGCTCGTGTAATGATTACTCGTAAGCCTGTGGAGAGTTATGAACCACATGTGTACAACGAACTACTCCATTGCCTAGACCTTTACATACCCATACGTAGATGGTATCACGCTGAAGTACCAGTGTCAAGCGTTTTGTTAGCTTTCTTTTGTACTTTGTTAAAATAACTTAAACAGGCAGCTAAATCATCACTGCTATAGCAACCAACTAAAGACAGCCTCTGTAAAGCCACCTAGAACGCTCTAGAACAGCCTACAGCAGCTTTAAGCACTACAAGACATACCAATGTGGCTTAGATAGCTTTAAATCGATTGTAGAGCGTTTAAAGGCATTACTAAGTTCTTTACTGTTTACATAGGTGGCTTACAAAGTGTGGTACAGTTTAGTGTCTTAACAAACTTAAAAGGAACACAAGTGAAACTTAACAAAGAAATGCGCAAATCACTACTTGAGTGGAAAACACATAAACAACTCACCGAACAAAAGTGTTCAGCGTGCAATGGTAGTGGGTACTACGATGCAAAGGATCACCTAAATGCTCCTGCTGTAACGGTACAGGTAAGAAGGATAAATGAAACACTTCCAGCTTAACAAGCATAAGTACATCAATTTAAAGTTGTACTTACTTAATCACACAAGAGGTCTAGCTATGCTTCTAGACAGTTTAGTCAGTATTTGTACACTTGGTTACATTTTGTCAGACTTCAATCTTACTATGTGCAGGCTTGAAATGAAATTAACATTCAAAGAACAACAGGAGAAACAGAAATAAGATTAACAAAGCTATAATTAGCTTGAACACTGAGCTTTCTTGTGCTAAACTACATCTATACAAACTTAAAGGGTAAACTTATGAACAACAAACTAAACAGTACAGATTCTGAAGTGCTTAAATGGATGCTTGATAAAGAGGCTATTCAAGTGTCTCTTTGTGGTTTGGAGTACATTGATACTTCGTACAACAAAGTGCTATACACACTATCTAATGGTGTTGCGGGTTATCATTACCGCATCAAACCAAAAGAAGTACATGGTGTTCCTTGCTATGTAACAGGTGCATCTTGTTCATGCAGTACTGCTAATCTTAACTCGTATGGAGTATCGCTGGGCCTGGTACTAGACAAGCCGCACCAAGATAAGTTAAAAGTCATGATGCTTGGCAATCCTCTTGTGTTAGTAACAAAGGATTTCTTTGATGAAGCTGTTGCAAATAAAGGTAGCAAATGAAGGAACTTACACATCCACCTGTTAAGCCTTGGGAAGATCGAATGTGTGAAACAGTTATGTACTATGAAATACTTGAGCTACATAGTGCTTTAGTCAAGTGTCAACAAGACTGTGATAACAAAAAGAATGAAATAGACGCTTTGCTCTTAGCAAACAGAGATTTATCTGACTGGTTTGATGCACTCAAGGTTGACTACGATGCTCTAGAAGAAGAAAACCAATGTCTACGCGAGAAATACACATAATGACTAATAAACCAGACGAACTAATTGTCAGTGATCATGACATTCAAATTGCTTTCTTAGGCACTAACTTTGGTCAACGCAATGACTATCGTAATTTGCTTGCTTCAAGCGTAATGAAGAAAGCTGTTGGTTATCATTGTGGTTCTACTATTAGTTATATCATGGAGGTTATGCTTTTGGTTGACAAGAGAGGTAAGCTTACACAGAAGGGTAGGACATTTGTATATGATCATTACAATTTAGTTAGAGCAGGATAAATATGAATACATTCCTAATAGCAGATACTCACATATCACATAAAGGCATTGTAAAGTTCCTACGTGAAGATGGAACAAAAGAACGTCCTTGGGACAACACAGAAGAAATGGACGAAGCACTTGTAAACAACTGGAACTCTGTAGTGCGTACGAAGGACACTGTGTACCACTTAGGTGATGTTGTTATTAACCGTTCAGCATTGCCTGTTTTAAGCCGTTTAAACGGTACTAAGATACTGGTACAGGGTAATCATGATGTGCATCGACCTAGTGAGTACCTAGAGCATTTCAAAAGTGTTAATGCTTACAAAGTGATTGATAGCTTCTTACTAAGCCACATACCTGTTCATCCTTGTAGTATTGAGCGTTGGAGTGGCAATTTTCACGGGCATCTACATAGCCGATCAGTTATGATGTACAAGAAAACACTTGGACCTAATGGCGGTAGTTTTGTTAAAGATACTAGATACTTGTGTTTAAGTGTAGAGAATATCAATTACACACCGATTTCATTGGAGGATGCTAAAAAGAAATTCCAAGAACAACAATGAATACTTACAACCCGACAATTCAAGAGTTTACTGAGATGTCTCTTATTGTAGATTTATATAAAGAAGCTAAAGAGAATAAACAGTATGAACTAAGTGATAAACTCAGAAAATTACTTGATGATAGTGGTTTTATTCCACCAAAGTATGAGCAATATCTACCTGTGTTTGAAAGTAAGGAGCATAGAACAGACAGACTTGCCAAAAGAGTAATAAATAATTCTAACCACTGAAAGGAAACTATGAAGCGTAATCAAAAAACAGCTAGTGATCGTGTCCAAAAAGAAAAGTTCCAGAGGAATAATCAGTTTCCTGCTTTGCTGCCTAAGAATGAGAACCAAGCACAGATGCTTGAAGCACTAAAGTACAGCACTGTAGTTGTAGCTCAAGGGTCAGCTGGTACAGGTAAAACTTATCTTGCTTGTTATCATGCTTCTAAGAAGCTTTACTACAAAGACATTGATAAAATCATTCTGATTCGTGCTTATCAGCCTCTTGCTGGACGTACTATTGGTTTTATTCCTGGCAGTGCGGACGAAAAATTAATGCCTTACTACCAGCAAATGATTGATTACCTAGAGGATTTCATGGGTAAATCAACAGTAGAGATTCACTTGAAGAATAAATCAATTGAGATTTGCTCGTTGGAGACTATTCGTGGGCGTTCATGGTCTAAGTCTATTGTGATTATAGACGAAAGCCAAAGCTTGTTTGTTCCAGAGATTCAAGCACTAACAACCCGACTTGGTGATGACTCCCAAATGATTCTTTGTGGTGATAATTCAGGCTTACAAAGTGATGTGCGTACTGGAATGGATGGTTTAACGTACTTAGAGAAGATCACACAGCGCTACGAGATTCCTGATGTAGAATTCATCACGTTTACACCAGAGGATATTTGCCGTAGTGGTATCACTAAGTCGTTTGTTCTGGCTTTTGACAAAGAGCAGAAACTAGGTAACTCACTAGACAGTATTGTTAGTACAACAGAAGTAAATTCACAATTTAAAAAAGGACGATAAATGCAAGAACAACTAGACCTACCAAATGAGCCAATGATTACGTGCTCACAACGTACAAGCAACCACTTTAGAGTAATGATTAGCCAAGACTTTGGTGCTGTTGAGGATTACGATAGTATTTACACAACTTTAGTTGAAGCACAAGAAGAAGATACTGTTGAGTTCTGCATTAACTCTAATGGAGGTAGTTATGATGCCTTCTTGAGCATCCTTGCAGGCATTCAACAAACACAAGCACGTACTGTTGCTATTATTACAGGTAATGCAAACTCCTGTGGTAGTATGCTTGCACTCTCCTGCGATGGACTATACGTACTTCCTTTAGGAACCATGCTTGTACATCATGCTTCAACAAGTATGCCAATGTCTAAGATGAACGACGGGATGAAAGCTACACTGCACCTTGTGAAGCAGCTTGAGAAGTCATTCCGTCTGTGCTATACTGGATTTCTAAGCGAAGAAGAGATTCTTACATGCCTAGAAGGAGCAGAAATTCATTTGGATGCTCCTGAGATCATTGAACGCTTTGAGGCTATGCTAGAATACCGTGAAAGCACTCTTGCTTAATTAAACAACAAAGGCATCATAACTTGGTGCCTTCTTTAAAGGAAACTAATATGCAGAACGATGGTACAATGAAGTGGCAGCATGTGAAGCCACCGATCCTATGGGAAGCTGCTGGCAAGGTAATCGTGGCAGATCGTCACTTACCTGACGGGAC